CACACGTTCCGGCGTTATAGGTGATTCCCATCTTACCCTGCCAGCTCCGCTAAAATCGCATCGATCTCATCAAACTGCGCCTGCAGGTCCGCCGTATCCGCGACGTTCATGTCATTCCAAAACGTCAGGCACTCCTCGTCCGGGGCGCTTTTTGCCGAAGGCGCCGCGATTAACGCCTCGATTCCGGCTTTTTTCTCCTTGAGCTTGCTCAGGTGAATCTCCTCCTGCGCGGTCCACAGCACTGCGATGACGTTGGGATCCGCCGTGGTGTAGTAGGTCTTTTTGTTAGTCTCGCGCTTGTTATTGCTGATATCGTAAATCGCCATCTTTTTAATCTCCTACATACTCTGATTCATCTTGTCCTAATACATCTGTCACAATGTCAAAACTATCCACATACTCAACTACTGTATCAACAGAGGCGTTCGCCCTTTGTTCATATCTTTCTGCGAGTGCTATGTAAAGTTTTGGAACTTGCTTTTTATCAAGTTCTAAAGCACCTGGTAATTTAATCAAATAACCTGACGAAGTAGCTTTGACAGCAAGAACTCTACAAGCATCTGCCGCAGCAAGCCATATTGAATCACTATTAATTTCAAGAAATGCATCTATATCTGCATCATTGAAATCATAGTCAGTTCCATATGTTCCGTCTGTAGTATCATGACACAACAGACGAATTTTACCCCTATCGATAGTTGGATCATACGTAAATGCCATTTTTTATTTCCTTCTCATTTTCAATTTAGGCTTGTCTTCTTGTTGACAATCAACTAATTTCTCTAATAATACTCTTATATTTTTAATCTCTTCTAACATATTAAGAGTAGCAAGTGATGTAGCCAACAACCAACTCTCATGTCTTGTAACTGGTTTCTTTCCTAAATACACCTCTGTATCTAATTGGTTTAAATAATCATTCAAAAGACTTTTTAATTTCTCTGTTACCATCTTGCTCTCCTCATTCATAAACTACTCCAAATCAACCATTTAGTTTGTTGGACATATACTTGTTCCTATCCTCCTCAGACATAGCATTAGGATCAAGAAACTCGCCTTTATCTGCATCATAAATCCAACCATCTGGAATATTCAATCTTTTCTTCTCATGCATTATCACCTTATCAACTTCTGACATTGCTACTCTCAACTGCATATCAATGTTGTTTTTCTGTAGTTCAAACTCTCTTAATTGCATATCATGTAGTTTCATCTGCATCTTGCATCTCTCTACATCTCCTAACAACGCCTTAATTCTCCAAATAATACCATCTTCTGCAATTCTCATAATAGCTCTCCCTCCTTTGTACCGAGATCTTACTCCAACACCATCTTTACTATTCAAGAAATCAAGTGTTGGCTTAAAAGTCGGCAACATAAAATGTGAATTCTTAAAAAATATTTCAATGACATCAAACCAATTTCGTATTCTATAAAATGCCAGGCCAACATTAAAATAACATGCCCATAGCGGCGTCATTCCATCATAGCATTCAAGCATCTTGATTGCATGTAGTGCAGAAAGACTCGGCGCATGATCGAGACTTGCAATACAGGCATGTGTTCTATAGATAGTATCATAAGGAGCATAATCAATTGCTCTATATAAATGTTTTATTCTTCTATCGTTTCCTGCATGTTTCATACTCATTAAAAAGTGATATGATGCAAGACTTCTTTTTCCAATACAATCATACACAAGACACAACAGGAACAATCCAATAATACTTGCAACAAACCAATTTCCAGAGAACATAACTGTCTCATAGATATTTGATTTGACCACAATCAAACTACAAATTATCCAAAACAAAATAGCAGTAGAAGAATTTCTCAATGCAAAAAAGAATACGGCGTCAATTAATATTGCTGTCAAACCAGACAACAAAATTAGCATCTTAAAAAATTCAATTCCATTACTTTGAGAGAGAAAAGAAAAACCATAATAAAATAATGATCCAACAAACAACAAAAAGATAACGGTTCCTACAAGTCCATATTCAACAAGATGTTCGAGATAATCATTATGAACCTCTCTTGGTTGCGGCGTCAGATACCTTTTAGGATTAAGAAACCTAATATCTTTCTCGCTTAATTCTCCTTGTATCTGATACAAATCTTTTCTATACGACCATAATCCACTACCAAAGAATGGTTTTCTCAAAAACATTTTAAATGCCACTATCCAATAACAAATCCTATATCTAAAGGAGGCATACCATACTTGTTCCCCTCTTGGATCTATTTCTTTATAAAAAAATGTATTCCAATTCATTATTAACAAATTGACAATCAAGAAAAATCCAAAAACCAACATTGCTAACAGAGAATGAAACAACAAATCATTATCAAATGGTAGTTTATCATAATACGAACAAACTAACAAAAAGAATACAAAAGAAAATATAAACCCCAATAGACCGGCTCTTGAATTTGTCTTTAACAACACGAACAACGTCACAAAAGCAGATACAAGACACAATCCTCCAAACTCAAGATATGAATACACAGCAAACCAAACTGCAATACAAAGAAATGAGGCAAGAAAATTAGGATTACCGATCGTACCTATTGCATTTGTCTTTGGTCCACCTGCTTTCAGAGTATTCGGAAAAAACGGATCTATTCCAAGTGTCTGGAATCTTGCATACACAGAACAAAGAAAAGTCATAATAGTAACTGCAAGAGTTATCCACTTAATTTGTTCTTCTTTCAAAAAAACTACAAAAATAAAAAACATTATTATGAGCGGTAGTTGCAAACCGAGTTCTTTTCTTCCGTTGTGAATTGGATTAGATCTTAGAAATGATATGAATAATGATATTAAAAAAAGAAGTAGAAAAATACTGGATGGGCCAAGGGCAATACTAAACCCTCGGCCCAGAGCCAGTACGACGCCCACGGTGGAGAGCAGACCGAGAGCGAGCGTTTGGGGAAGCTGAAACCCATTGAAAAATAATCTCGGCGCAAAAATTAACGGAATACATGTCATAATCAATAATAGCCATATCATATTTGGTTGCTCTCCTTTTATGATACTACTCTTGCTTTTTTATTTATATTTTTTTATCGTCTCTAATATTTCTTTTGTATTTGCATTTTGTCTTTCTTTTATATATTCTAAAACTTTTTCAACATGATGATATTGTTCTTCTACCCTTGTTACTTTCACTACGAGTCTCTCATATTGCTCCTTTGTTGCAAATTTTTGTAGTCTGTCATTGAGATTTCTTTGGTCTGCCCAGACATTCAAAATAACTATAGTACACGGAACAATAATTGTCGCAACAAAAAGAGATAGAGTTGTAAAAAACGACTTTTTCTTTATGAATTTATTACAATAATCTTTAAGTGTTAGTCTGATACCACTAATATCAAACTTGCATCCTCCTTCACCATCCTTAAACACCGCATCGTGTATCTCTTCAAATCGTCTATCGCAACTTTTAAATCTCTCATCACACTTACCAGTAAGAGCACCCACACCAGAAGGAGTATTCATAATATTCCTCCTTCTATGGCACTACTATTGCATATCTGACAATAATGCTATTAGTAGTTCCTGTTCCGTGTTGTGTTGAACCAGAAGCACTTGCAACAGCACATACTTTAAAATAAGGCATGCCTAATACAAACTGCCTCATATAAGTTCCGTTCGCAAGTTGACCTGTAACACTTGTTCCACTTTTAACAAAGTATTGACCAGTAGCAGGCATGGCATAAGTGACGCCAGTCCTCTGATAACAACCTTTCCAGAACACTGCTACACTGCCGCCAGTCCTGCCAGTGTCACCTTCAATACTAACCCAAGCATAAGCATTATCTACATTTACATCGTCTTTTGTTAATGCTATTGTAGCAGAGCTAACAGCAGATGTAAAGGTAGCACCTGTGACACCACTCAAAGTTCCTGTTTTCAGTATTCTCATAATATTACCTCCTTAATAGTCGATAATATTATGTACCGATTGCAATATAGTGAATAGAAACTGCTCCAGAAAAAGTAACGCCGGATCTATTCAACTTATACGGAATAAAACAAACTTGAGTAGCAGTTCCAAACGGTTTCCCATGCATGGGATAACACGCTATAGAAAAACCAGTCACATCTGTAAATCCTGCTGCAGATTTAGAAGATCCAGAACAAATGACACTATCTATAGTAGTTAATCCACAACTTTGTCTATCAATAGATCCTCCAGAACAATTAAGAACACCACTTGTCATTTTCTTGGCATCTGATTGAAACCAGACAGTATATCCTTGATCGCCCTGCACCGTACTGTTATAAATAGTCACTCCAGAAGGATTAGTCTGAATAGTGACACCAGAAATCTTACCCCAGTTTCTACTACCTCTCGCATTATTATCTCTACGTGCTCTTGCCATTTTTCATTTCTCCTTTTAATATATTTTTTCAACCTGGGAGCGGAGAGAAATGACTAACAATCTCTGTCCTCCCAGGTTGTTACTAAGGTTATGCAGCAGTAAACTTGTATGCATGTTTGTCATCTAAAGCACCTATTTGACCGTAAAATCTAACCTTATGCATACTCTTAATATCCGCCCTAAACTCTTTTTCATGACCAGGCTTGGCAGTGAAGGTTTGTAACGGCCACACTTCAGACCATACAAAGTCACCAGCAAAATCCCCAAGATACCAAGCAGTAGCACTCTGAGCAGTAATATAAGGACTTGTAAGAGGTTCATAAACACCTTTCCAAATATTTACTGCATTCTCATTCCCTTCTGGTACTAAAGTTGATTTTTGCATCTGCACAGCCTCTACCCAAAGATCAAAAGGAAACAACCCATACAGATTGGCAGGATCAACAAGAATGTAGTCATCATTCTCATCCTGCATATTATGCATGAGTTTAAATCCTTCTCTCAATCCTGCCTCGCCAAAAGGCGTGCTCGCCCTTGAATTAATCTTTCTATCACCAGAGGCAGAAGTTCTATAAAAAGCAACAGCTACTCCAGAAGGTCTAAAGACATTGCTATTAACATCTTGTACACCTTCTACAATCAACTTCTCTTTGTATTGAGCAGCCTTTTTTCCAATCCCTTGTGCTCGTGCAATAACCTGCCCAGTCTGATCAAAGTAGATCATCTCTTCTGTAATAGAAATAATACGTCCGAATTTCTTATGTTCAACAGTCACATACTTCTCGCCAAGATCGCTATCATTGTAATCTCTACCTTGCTGCACCTCTTCTGGCATCTCATTCGCATTAAAACCAGCATAGGTTTCAATCTCATGCTTCGCAGGAACAGTAGTGGTAATCATCTGACCAATGGTTTTAACACCATCATAGGCTTTGATGATTGTCGAACTAATCAATTCACCAGTGATCTTGGGAAACATATCAGAACTAACTGCTTCTGATACTGGTTTCACAAAACCAGCATCATCTCTTTCAAACGCAGCCCACAACTCTTGTAATGAAAAGTCAGTGGGCTTAAGTTCTCCACTCTCAAGCATCTCACGAATAGTCGTGACAGTTCCCACGTCGCCGAGACTCTCGTGCATATCTCTAAGAGCAGCCCTCAATTTATCCTTAATCATTTTAATCCACCTCTATTTCTCAAAATTCTTTACCACCTCCAATCTCCAAAGAAGATTGTTGTTATATTCATTTCCACCTCCGACATGAACGTCCCGCTTGTAGCAACAAATCCAATAGCATCAGATACGCCAGAACTACTCACACTCACTTTCTGATTGTAGAGGGTAACGCCTGAGCCTGTTGCAGTAATATAATATGTTGGTTTTAATTTTCTCGAATTTTTCAATGGATATTTAAACAATCCATCGATATGTACCGCTATTTTTTCAGTCACGCCACTATCGCTATGCCAAGCAGCAACACCAAGAAAATTTTCCGCCGCCAGTCTCATATTACTCGCAAGCGTATTGGTCGATCCAGAAACCTTACTCAATGGATAGGCATAATAATCCTTGGAGGATAGTCCTTTACTTCTTAATCCATCTACTCTGTCAAGAAACAATAAATCACCTTTGTCTATCTCAACATTTCCGTGGACATCGATCACACAACAACTACACTTATCCCATCCACGATTGTAAAGTTTTCTGTCATAATCACTCAATTGTTGCTCCTTAGTACGCTTGAATATAAGCGTAAGAAACACCGCTAAACTGAGTAATAAGATTAAAATCCACATTTGCTGCGCTCGCTTGTGTCTTCACACAAACTCCAATAATTAAACCATACTCATCTGTGATTTCAGACGATGCTTTACTAACCACCATCTGATCATACAAAGTGGTAGCGGCACTTGTCGCGCCACATACAAGCTGTGCGATAGTGACGCCGGTCTGTGCTTTCAAAGGCATTCTGAAAATACCAGAAGTAGCCACAGGAATCTTCTCTGTAGTTCCAGAAGCACTACCTTTCATTGTTATACCTGCAAACTGTGTATCGAAATACAGTTTTGTAACACCACTAAGATAAGAAGCAGGATAAGCATACCAATCGGCAGTAGTTCTGCCACTTGGTGTAGTTGCTTTAGGAGAAGATCCATTAATCTTATAAATCCAGACAATATCTCCTTTTTCAATTACTGTATTGCCATGCACATCGACTTCTACTTCTTTAGTATCACCTCTAAGGTGTCTATTAACCTGAGCCATCTTTTAATACCTCCAATATATTTTTACTGCTTACTTGATAGAACTTTTAAACTTCTCTTTGGTTTCCTTTTTCTTTTCTTCTGTAACCTTATTTCCTTCACTCAAATCTCGTTCATTTCCCATGCCATCAACCTTTCCGGTTCTCTTTAACCAAAGCTCTTTACGATCTTTGATTGCCTTCTCAATAGCCTCGCCATCACTACTCATAAGAGATTCCATAAATACATCTGACAACGCTTCCTTAGAAAGCTTATGCTCTTCAATCTTCTCTTTAATAAAAGCTTCCTTCTTAGCAGACTTGTCCTTTGTCTCAAATTCATCGAGTTTCTTTTTCATATCTTCATTCTCTTTCTTCAATTCATCAAAAGATTTCTGAAGATCGCTCAACTTTGTAGTCATTTCTTCATTTGTCTTCTTAAGAGTAGTATTCTCTTCCTCAAGACCTTTCATTTTCTCCGCACCCTCAATGCTATTCTTAATTGCATCGATAATATCAGGTCTCTCTTTTGTTAAATCACTAATAGTAAGTTTTCCAAAATCCATTTCTTCCTCCTTGTCGTTGGCATCAGATTCCTTAATTTTTCCTTTGCCAGCTATTATGTTATTAATTTCTACTTCTAAATCATCAAGAATGCTCATAACATTCTTTTTCTTATCTTCCATCTTTATCTTTGAATCTCTGATAATCTCGTCAATAAGATCCGAAGCTTCCCAAGTCAATTTATTTACTTGTCTTGCTACTTCTCTTTCCTTAATTTTATCAGCAAGTAATCCTTCCACAAAATCAGATATAAATGTTAGAGTAAGTCCTCCTTCTTCAACAAAGTCTTCGATCTCTCTATTCTTTTTTTCTTTAATATCTTCAATAGTGCTCTCAAACAGACTTCTTGTAGTAGCAGCAGATGCAACAAGATCGACGCTTTTTAAATGATCAATATCAACTACACTTTCTTGACCATTTCCGTCCTTATACACCTTAACTCTTGCATTCAGACTATTACCTACACCTGCTGGTTTCATCACTGCTACATCCTTAACCAATTCCCAAAAAGCAGGTCTTATAGTAACATCTGCATATACCTTATCTTCATGTCTTGTTGCATTGCTAAAAGTACCTGCCCAATCTCTTATATCTCTTACTCCGTCGCGGTCCTTAGATTCTGACTTAGATGGATGATTGATAAAAAACTTTGCACCATTTGACATCATAGCAAGCGTCTCAATGGCCTTGTCTTGATAACTATATCCATTTTTACTATGACGTGTCCCCATAATACAAACTTGCTTTATAGTATGATTTTTTTCATCAATTGCTTGTTCATCAATTTCTGAAAAAAAACTCTCACTACAATCCTCAACATCTATTGTCTTAACTAAATGCCCTTTCCACTTTGTTTTTGTGGCTGTTGTCTTAAGTCTACTATCAAGTGAATCCACAACTATATCTGAAAATTTCACTTTATCTCTCCTTTTATTGTCATCGCATCAACAAATCCATATTTTCGACGCTCTATTATTTCCTTTGGAATTTTATTCTCTGCTAAATCATAAACAATTTTTTTTCTATATCCATATCCGTATCTTTGCCAAGTAGGAATAAAGCTCATAATTGCAATAAATCTATAATCAAGATATGGCAGCAATACCTTGATATCCTTACTATTTGTATTAAGAGGCTCTAATTGTTCGTCCAAAAGCCTTCGTAAGTAATCAAAAAATACTCTGTCTGTAGGATTTTTAGAATGATCATAATATCCGCCTGTTATTTCATCTATTCCGTCACAAGCAACTATTGATTTAACATCTAAATTCTCTATCAAATTGTCATAAAAAATCGAAACTATTTCATCTCCGGGATGTTTAGAAGTCAACTTTCTTTTTTCAACAAGTCTATAATTTGGAATAAAATGATAACAGACGACACCAAGACTTCTTGATATCATCTCAGAATAAACGTAATCCGGATGATGTATAGAACACGCCAAATTAAAACATCTAACATTTTCATTTCCAAAACATTTTACCATATACCAAAGCATCAATGAGGAATCTACTCCGCCAGAAAGAGACAAATCGCTGCATCCCAATTCACTTATAATTTCAATAACAATGTTATCGATTTCCTCTACCGTAGGATTCTGACCTCTGTTTTTCCAATCTTCTGGATAAGCTATCATTTCAACTGCCTATTAGCACAAGGTATTTCTTGTCCTGCCTGTACTGCTTCTTCATCGCTCCAAAAAATATCTTGACTTTCCATAAGTCCTTTTATCGAATGAGTAAAAGTACCTTTACTATTTTTAACATGATCGATCAAATACATATTTCCTAAATGATCCACCAATTGACAATGATGTAAAACTTCTTTGCCAGTTTCTTTATCTTTATGAATATGATGTATTAAATATTCCCACTCTTCTAATCCAGGAAGTTCTTTATGTGCCTCCTCTATTAGTTTTTCAAATTTCTCTACCTTCTTTTTAAATTGCTCTTTCATTATCTTATTTACCTATTCATCCAAAATGAAGATTCTTGACTATCTATAAAAGAATCTTCTTTCTTAGCCTGACATGCAGCGAGATCTGGATAGTGCCTACAAACACAAGCCTTGATACCGGCAGGATTAGGAGCATTTCTTGCATACGCCAATGCCGATATCGCTCTTTTCTTTGTATTCACAGGATATGTACCGGCAGGAGCACCACCAGAAGGCCCACAAAAAGTAGTTACATTAGGATATTTTCCTGCATTACTTCCGCCTGGTTTATCTTGTGCTTTTTTCTCTTGTTCTGTGATGTCAAAGAACTCATTATGTTCTTTGTATTGTTCTTCTGTCCATTCTATGCTTTGTTGCTCTTTCAATGTTTCGCCTGTCGCTGCAAGTCTTTGTAAATATGCTTTGTTCTTGGCCTTTCCCATCGAAGTATCGTCACCACAAGTGTAATAATACTTCTTTCCTTTACTACCCCATTGTGCAAAACAACCTTTATCGTCTTTACCTGTCTTGACTGGCATAACTATATTTTCTCCAATTATATACTATTCAAAACCTTTTAGAAAATATTGTGATTATCCTCTATCATCCTCCGGATCGTCAGAAACATCGTCATTTAAAATAGACATCATAACATTCCCATTTTCATCAATGAAAGAAATACTATCCAACCAACCATTAAAGTCTTTTTCTTTACTTTGTTGCTCTTCATCAATCATCACAATCCTCCAATAAATTCCCAAACCATAGGATCAATATATGAATTCTTAGCCATAGTAGGTGTATTTTTCAAAAACATACTCACTTTTTCAGACACTTCTTTAACAATTTTTTTCTTTTTCTTTGTTATTAAATCTTGACCTGCATATTTTTTAATCTCTTCATATGCAATTCTCGTACCATGATAAGTCCTAAAATCTTTTATAGTATATTTTTTACCTCCAGATAATTCTTTAATATAGCCATTCAATTTATCAGCAGGAATGTCTTTAAACAAAGGGTCTCCTACTTTCGTAGCTGCTTTTCTTGAAGACAACCATGACGCCAACATCTGGTCTTTCACTTCATAATTAACAGGGATTCCTTCTTTAGCAGTAAAATTAAGAATTATCTTATCACCTTTAATCGTCAAGTGTTCATTCTGTAGTGTTGTCAAACCATATGCTTTTTGTTTAGCCTTAAAATCTTTATAAGAACCTGCGCGAATTGCTGTCCTATTCTCTAATTCTAAAAGGAACGCTCTCGGATCTCCATCATTAAGTCCTTTGTCTATGCCCCTACGAATTGCCGACATGTCTTTACTAAAATTTCTCACGCGATCGAACTTATCTATAGAAGAATTACCAACATGCTTAGCGGAATATTTATACTGCCATCTCCCAGCAGCATCTTGTCCAATTACCTGAATTTTAGCATTCGGATTAGATGATACAACAACATTATTCCATGCAGGAGGTACGCCTATTTTATTCAACCTATCAAGCTCATCTCCAACAACTTCACTACCTTTAAAAAACCACTTTCCACTATTATCTCTGATGTAATCAACACACGGATCTGGTCTGACAGCCTCAATAAAATATTCACCAATAGATTTAGGAACACAATTTAAAAATCTTCCTACAGATGACATCGGTGAAGATTTAGAAACAACAACTTTAGATTTAGGATAAACAGTTCCTTGAATTTTTAATCCGCTTATCTCATCCAACTCGTCAAGTCTGAGAATACGATTTCCTTTAACCATATCTTTTAACTCAAGTCCTTCCTCTTTCCATAGCTTGAATCTCTTAGGTCCTAATATATCTTTTACAAAACTATCTGGTTGTATTTTCAACCATTGTGAGTAGTTCAATGCAGCAGGAACTTGTCCAGAGAACGATGCTCTTGTAGTCTCCGGAACTTCTTTTACTACTCTATCGCCAAGCTCTTTCCAGCCATATGTAATAGGAACCAATATACATCTACAAAGAGGATGGCGCGGTGGACTTTCACTTATTACTGGATATCCATCTTTTTTAAAATCCCAAACTTTACCATCTTGTGCTCCACATTCAATACAAGTTCTATCATCCAAGGTCGCTAAAAATTCCACCCCTTTTATCACATCCTGATTGTTCTGATATACCTCTCTATGAACAAGATTACTTGTTCTCATTATCTCGGTCCTTGCTATTACCGTGCATTGCCTTTGAATTCTCTCTCCTACTTCGCCTCCAAGCTCCTTTCCAAGCCCAAGCAATCTTCTTGAAGCTCTTGACATATCTTCTCCGAGAATAGTTGATTGGACAAGTTGTTCCCTCATATAGTTCAAAGTCTCATTGTATCTATTATAAAATCGTTCCTGCCAATTGTATGCACCGGTCGGACCGCCAAGATTGTGTCTTAACATCGTATCGAACTGCTCATAAGGCAGTCTTGATATATTAATACCTATCTTACCAAACTTTGTATCAAGAAGATTCTCGTAATAATCTTTCTCTACAAAAGCAAATTCTCTTAAATTGTATGAGAGTTCATTTACAGAATTTATTGTAGAATTGTTTAAAACTGTAGTTATTTCATGTAGTTGGTTTTGTAATTTATCTATCCTGAATTGAAGGGTATGTGTTGCACCAGGATAGGCAGGACCCATATCTTGTATAGCCTGCAATCTTGACAAACTGAACATGATATTTTCTTTGGCGCTATTATAGTGAGAATACATTTCTTTAATAGTGCCATTTTCATATCTGTGTATATAGTGTTGTCTTCTAAGAAGCAGATCTCTTAAATCTTCATTAACATCTTTCACTTTCTATCTTTTATATAACCAGATCCTTTATCAGAATTTAACCAAAAGTCATATCATAATTTGATTTATAATAGTCACTACTATTATTCTCACAGTAACCACATTTTTTTCCTAACAATCTATAATTTCCACAAACATCACAAATGACATAATGAATAATTGAATCAAAAAAAGTGGGAATATTAACACTATATGAATAATCAACACTATATGAATAATCAACACAAGGACATCTATCAATAAATGGAGAAACTCCAGCACCACAAATAGGACAGATCCAACCTTTAGACATTTCTCTCTTTCCTTTCTTTAAACTATCTACATATTTTAATATCTTATTTATCCTAATATATTCTTTAGCATTGCACTTATGTATGTAATTATCAAAAAATTTCTTTTTCATTAATCTAATCCTATAATCTTCTTTAACTCTTCAAAATCATCTAATAAATTTTTTTCTTCTTTTAATAACTTTTTCTCATAACTTATATATATACAAATAAATATAGGAATAAGTAATAATATATACCAAATCATAATATATACCTACTTTCTTCATATGGCTTTTAAAATATCTAACTGAAGAGATAAAGAATCTCTCATATTGTTACTCATTTCTTTAAGATTTTTTATTATACTAACTTTCTCCCTAAAATCTGACATCTTTTCAATCTCACCTATAACATATTCTATTCCATTTATATATTTTTGTAATGGTGTACCAATAGTCAACCAATAATACAATAAACCATCTGCATCTTTCAGCCAAGATAAAAATTCTTTATTCCAACAATATCTATTTCCGTGTAATAATCTATACAAATCTATAAATTTATTAGCATAAGGAGTGTCATCATGATAGTTATTACATATATCACTAAAACAAACAAATGGATTATTCCCCAATGATGCTTTATAAAGCAAATCTTCTAATTTAGTACGAATATCCTTAATCTTATCTAAATAATACCAATTATTTAAAATCTCTACTGCATCACCACAAACAGGACACTGATTATACTTAAAATTATTTACAGATAACTTTCCACAATTAGGACATATCACTTTTGTCATTTTTAACATCCTTCATCATTTTTTCAATTAATTTCTTACCCCATTTTCTAAATTCCTGATAATCAGGATTAGACGGATCATTCTCCCAACCTTTAGACATTTCTCTCTTTCCTTTCTTTAAACTTTTGTTGTCTTTTTTCTTCTTTCAATTTCTTCTTTTTCTTATTCTCAATCCATCTCTTCTCTTTGACATATTTTTCATGAGATGGTTTTCTTTTTGATCTACCTATCTTTTTCCCTTTTCCACCTGCTTTATTACCCACTGTAAAATAACCTCATGCGTTGAATGTCTCTGTATAAAGTATTTTATTCTCAGAATCATATATACTCAATATCTCTATTTTAGTAATGGCATTGTCATGTTCTATTTCAACAAAACCTTTGTCTCTCAATATCTCTATATGCCTGTCGCATATGAAACTATAGCTCGCCTTCATGCCAAGAACATAATACTCAAACAATCTATCATCTAATTCTCTTTCTGTAGTTACTCTTATCTTCATTAAAACGTCATTCCTTTGAAAAACAATGCTGAATAAAACCGCAACACCAAGCCACAAATTTAAAATAGTGTGTATGTGAACTAAAATCAGAACAAGACCATTTCCAAATACTACCTTCTTTAACAGCAATAGGAGAAAACTTCAGATCATTCATCCTCATCATCGTCCTCACTACCAAACTGATTAACAGGTGCAACAGGCATATTAAAAGGCGTCTTATAAATATCTTTAGTCTGCTCCTCTTCAAGATTTCTTTCTTCTGCATCTGGATCGAGACCTTCTTTTAGCTGCCAAGTCTTTTTTGACAACACTTTATTTCTGTGTTGTATTTCTCTTGCTTCATTGTTCTTCTTAATATCTGCAAGTATAAGCGGAGGCCATTCAAGAGTACACTTCAAATTAGTGCTCTCCGGTAGTCTTTCATCGCCAAACTGAATATAATTTGTTATCACATCTCTAAATATTCCTTTATAGTACACCGAAAAAAAGTCCTGCCAATCTTCAATTTCTCTAACAAAAGGATTTTGCGCTATCATTGACGATGAGTAATTGGCATTCGAGAAATCCGCCGTAAGAATCATCTCTGGAAAACCACAGCCGGCGGCAATAGCCAACAACATTGCCCTTCCGTCGTCTTTTACGTCAGAAGCCTGAATATTAGGACTCAATAACTGATAACTAATACCTTTGCTCGCAGTTAATACAGTACCTCTTGGAAATGCTTGTGCTTTGTGTTTATCTGCATCTCTGTATTGAGATTGTCTTGAAGATCTAATAGATTCCACAGTACCGCTCGTTCCTTCTACTGTTCTCACAAGTGCAATTGCAGATCTTACCTTATTAAGGACAGCTCTATCATCGAGCCAGTCCATATACTTCTTTATCATTGGTAGTGCTACAAGAAGAAAACTAACACCTCTCTTCATATCACTATCAGACAATATCTTAATATGTATAATTTCATCAGAGGTAAATTTTTTGATCAATCTACTATCTTTTGTACAATAGTAATACGTTCTCACAGTCTCTATGTCATCAATATCTGTACCAATACCATACGACACGCTTTCTCCTTCATTATGTTGTCTAACATTCACAGGATTTCTAATCATAGAAGGAGGAATAAATCTTATCAATGTATCTCCGTTGTTTTGATCAACTATTTTTCTGATGAATATCTCACCATCCCTAAATACTCTTCTTGCAATTTCCTTTTCTCTCTCTGACCATGTATTCCTATCAGAGAATCGCTCCCACTTCTCCAAAACTTTCTTATTCTTATCTCTTGGCTTAATTATAGGACCCTTTCCTAATACAAACTTACAAAGATTTCTCACTATTGCCCTTGAAAAAAGATCAGTATGATATTTTTTAAAAGCAACATCTAACATATCATAATGATCATATCCAAGCTCATTGTCTGCTTGATTCTCACTGCGTGCTCCGCCAGATTTAAACCAAAGATCTTCGTCCGAATCTGGTTGAACCAATCTTGCTGTTGCTTCACTCAATATACTATTAGCTTTCTCATATTGATCTATTTCAAATTGAAGTCTTTTTTCTTCTAATTGACTTTTTAATTTATATTTAGAAAGCAAACCCATATCATAAATACCCACCTTGTTTTTAATATTATGAATATAACAAAAAATACTATATTTTAGAAAATGGGCAAGGAGAGACTCGAACTCTCACTACAGGGATTTTAAGTCCCTTGACTCTGCCAATTGGCCTACTTGCCCACGAGTACGATATTGAGATAATTTTGTATTTCTTTCATCTGCTCTATTATTTCTTTCTTTAAATCATCTTCGCTACAATCTAAATCAAAGACTTCGTTATCTGTCAAACTAATATCATAAAACATGACACTCCAATCATAACCATCTGTCAATACAGTTAATTGGAAAATATGCGATAAGCCATCAACATCTTCTAATTCTTGTTGCAATTCATAGACTAATTTAATAACATCTTCTACTTTCATTTTTACTCTCCTTTTAAAAAAATACTATTCTTATCAAGTCTTGTATAAGAACAATTTATTTTTCCTGTTTCACCATTTACAAAAACTTTTCCTTGTCTTATCAAACGCAACGCTTTATCTCTTGAATTAATAAGACCATATCTCATCATCCAAGTTGATAATTTAGCAGTATGTCTTCCTTCTCTACTTCTACCTGTACTTTTCATTATATTTTCCTTTCTACATATTTTGAAACCAAAATCCATCTTGTTCTACTACCTCTGTTGGCGGAACTGCAATTGACACAATAATCTCATATGCACTCTGAACAATATAACGAATACAATCCATACCATGATCATACAGCTTAATTGGTTGTTTACGACTTATCTTTCCATCTTGCAGTTTAGGATATTTGTACATCTCAAATTCCTTGTCAGTACCTATTAAATCTCCTTCGCTATCCAAATAGCCATCTACCACATATAAATAGCTTTGTAATGTACCGCCTTCAGTATAATCGTAATACGTCTCAAGATGTGTGCGAACTAAATCAATACCAGGCTCCACATCATTCACTGCACTATAAGTATCAATACCATACAAATTCAATAAATCAATTCTACTCTGTTTTGCACTCGGATCTGCGAAGATGATCTCGTTTGTCTCATAGTAAGGGCTCTCTTTAATCTTAGTGCTATGATACTCCATAGTATTCTCGCCGCTTCTATATTCATAAAAGATATAGAATTTTAGTTTGAATACAAGACTACCTCGCTCGTCATCATAATCCTCAATTGAATTCATCAAGTCACTATAATCAACCCAACACTTCTGGTAGACAAAAGGATGTCCTGGCGAACTACCAAAATCGATTGCACTCATCGCAATGACATAAGAAGTATCTGGTCTAAAGTCTCTTGGCTTTCTATGAATATTTCTATCATACTTGCCATAAACCAAAGCTTCTTTGCTTGGTCTTAAATTCAACCATTGTGTGTCCAAGGTATCAGTAGAAAGAGTTCTTGCTTTTCCAATCCAATCATCGATTTTATAGTAGCCATCACAATGATGGGCCAAGCCCTTACACTTGTCATATATCTGACAATTTCCATGCACCCTATCGTCTTTACATTTTCTTGTACACTTCTCCAGTACCTCCCAAATGCACCAAGCATACAGCTTTATTCCCTTATCTTCTGCTTCGTCAAGTAGTCTCTGGAACGTTCCGGTGTCATATTTTCTTGTACTCAAAAAAGTCAT